TTTCCTTTTACACTAAACGATGACATAGGATTCATTGATGAAACCAATACATCCAATCCATACACGGAAGTATGGTACGCCAACACCTCAAGCACAAGTGTAGGAACAGGACTTGCCTACTCAACGAATTTCGGTGGGGACATTGACCCTTACTATCTAACCTCTTTGAGTAAGAGTTTGTACCAAACATATTGGGAGGACTACATCAACGACTTATACAACGACAAGCGTAGGGTTTACAACATAAGTGCAATCCTACCTTTGGGCAAGATTCTAAAACTTCAACTCAACAACAAGCTCATTTGGAACAACCAACGGTGGATTATCAATAGTGCCAATGTCAATATGACTACGGGCAAGGTGGCCCTCCAACTACTCAACGATGTATGAAGACAAGCTATTTAGGTTACTTAATAGAGTTGCTACAAGCAGATAGATGGAAGGGCGTGAGCCATAACATAGACATTGCAAAAGGCAAATACAAAATACCCAAAACTTGGACAGAGTTATTAAAGCGTAGATAATGGCCACAATTGAAACCATCAAAATTGAGGGAGATGCTTCGGAGTTCAACAAGGCATTGGAAGAACTTAACACACGCATTGAATCTCTTGATACGCAACTCACAAGGGCTAATACTGAAATCAAAGAATTTGGGGACAAGGGCGAAAAGGCTATCAAGGGTGTAAAGCAAGAAGTAAAGGAAACAGGCAAGGGCTTAAAAGACCTTATTAAAAATCTTGGTGGTCTTGCCATTATAAGTAAGTTGGGAGACGCTGCGTCAGAGGCTTTCACGGGAAACCAAAAAGTAGTGGACACAATGAACACGGGGTTGTTCACCGCCCAACTTGCCGTGTCGGGATTGATTGAATACCTAACGGGTTCAAAAGGGCTTTCAGAAGCATTTGGTTCTATATTTCAAGATGCCAAAGACCTTGTTCGTTTACAAAAGGAATCTCAACTTGCTGAAGTAAGAAGAACCGAACTTCAATTTATAGGTCAAAAACTTGCAGAAGAGCAACGACAGATTCGTGACGAGGAGCGTAATTCCCTTACCGAGCGTATCCAAGCAAATGAAAAGATAAATAAAATACTCAACGACCAACTTGCAGGAGAGAAAGAAACGGTAAACATTAAAATTGCCGCAGCAAAAGCGGAACTTAATAAACTACCCAACCTTGAAAACGAGATTGCCCTTCGTCAAGCCAATATAGAATTATTGGATATTGAAGAACGAATACTTGGTCAAAAATCTGAATACTTGTCCAATGACCTCGCTCTAACTCGTGAGCAGATGGAAATCAATCAATTAAGATTTGAAAGTGAAATAGCATTTAAGGAGTACGCGAAAGCCTCATCTTTAGATGATTTTTTCTTGACTAAAAATAATGAATATGAAAAATTCCTAATCGCTCAACGATACGATAAAGAAATTTTTGATTTAAAGAATAATGCCATTACTGCCCAACTTGCCCTTTACGACCAAGATTCAGTTGCCTATCAACAAATCCTTAATGAAAAACACCAACTACATAGTGATTATTCACTTCAATTAACTGCGGATGAGCAAAAAGATTTTGAATTTCAAAGAGAGATTCAGTTGGCTAAATTTCAACTTGCTCAAGATACCTTCACGGCTATTGGCAATTTGAGTGCTGCTTTTGCGGGAGAAGATGAAGAATCCAAAAGACAACAATTTGAACTTCAAAAGAAACTATCTCTTGCTTCCGCAATCGTGAGTGGTATTTTGGCAGTCCAAAATGCATTCAAGACCGCATCAGAATCTGCATATGCAGTAAACAACCCCGCATATCCTTTCATTCAAGCGGGTCTTGCGGGTGCATTTGCTGCCGCCCAAGTTGCATCAATAGCAAAAACTCAATTTGATTCTCAAGATGCATCAAGGTTAACAACATCAACATCATCCCCAAGCCAACCTGCTCAATTTAATATCGTAGGGCAGAGCGGAACGAATCAGTTGGTGGAAGGATTAGCAGGACAATTTGACAAACCCATCCGTGCCTATGTCGTGAGTGGCGAGGTTATTTCAGGGTCTGAACTTGATAGAAGAAGATTACGAACCGCAACATTCCCATAATGAAGATAATTGAATTGATTTTAGACGAGATGCAAGAAATGATGGGTATACAAGCCATCAGCATCGTAGAGAACCCCGCTATTGAGGAGAACTTCATTGCCCTCAATAAACAAGAGGTACAATTTGCCAAGAAAGATGCAGAGAAGCGCATCCTAATGGGTGCAGCCCTTATCCCTAACAAACCCATATACCGCAAGAGTGGTGAGGAGGAGTTCTATGTGTACTTCACAAAGGAAACTATCCGTAGGGCAAGTGAGATGTTCTTTCAAAACGGAAACCAAAACCAATCTACTTTAGAACACGAAGCCGAATTACAAGGGTTGAGCGTAGTGGAGTCTTGGATTATTGAAGACGAGCAGAAGGACAAGTCAAGGCTCTACGGATTAGAGATGCCCATAGGCACTTGGATGGTATCTATGAAGGTCAATAATGACGATGTATGGAACAACTATGTGAAGACAGGTAAGGTCAAGGGATTCTCTATTGAGGGGTTTTTCGTTGACAAGGTTAACTTTGCCAAGCAAGAGATGAATGAGGAAGAAGCAGCCACCGAAGTTCTGCTTATGATTATTAAAGAAGCAATGCGATGAGAGATGTACAAATACCTTTAAACAATGCCTCACCTAAAGGCTCAAAAAGAGGATGCCTATGTTGGGACAAGAACACATACTCAAAGAAGTGTTGTGATGGCTCTCTACGAGCGCAAGGCATAGGCAACATAACAAAAGCAATCTAAAAATGTAATTTCAATTCCAAAATCAATTATTTAATTAGTTATGAAAGCAACCGAAGTATTAAAGCGCATTATGACCGAACTATCTGCGAAGTCAGTAGTTGAGGTTAAGTTTGAGCAAATGAAACTTGACAACGGAACTGTCCTTGAGGCAGATTCTTTTGAAGCGGGTAACGAAGTATTCATTGTAAACGAAGAGGAGCGCATTGCCGTTCCCGCAGGTGAATATACAATGGAAGATTCTCGTGTCCTTATCGTTTTGGAGGAAGGCATCATTGCTGAAATCCGTGAGGCTTCTATTGAAGAGGAAGTTGCTCCCGAAGTTGAGGTTGAAGTTGAGGCTTCAGAATCAGCAACCCCAAAGAAGGTAATTGAATCACATACCATTGAGCAGCATTTTGCTGACGAAGAGGTTGTGGTTGAAGAATTTCCAATAGCGGAGAAAGTCAAGGCTATCATTATGCCTTTGATTGACGAGATTAGAGCCGAACTTTCCGCTCTGCGTGAAGAGATGGGCCTCGCTAAAGAAAAAATGAGCGAAGTAGAGAAGGAGAATGGAGAACTCAAAACAGAGTTGTCTTCCCAATCTGCCGCTAAACCTATCAAGCACAACCCCGAAGGGGGTAAGAAAGCAGAAGTGAAATTGGGCAAACGCCCCGCTACTTCTTTTGACCGAGTTCTTGCAAAATTGAACAATTAATTATTATTTAAAAATGGCTACGACCACCACGATTACAACAAGTTATGTCGGAGGCTTCGCTTCCAAGTACATTTCCGCTGCTCTTTTGAGCGCAGACACTCTTGACAAAGGATTGATTTCTATCCTTCCTAATGTCAATTACAAGACTACTCTTCAAAAGGTAAATCTTGATGCTATCGTTAAAGATGCAACTTGCGACTTTGACCCTACATCTACTTTGACTTTGGCTGACCGTGTTTTGACTACCGAGGCGTTCCAAGTGAACGTTCAGTTGTGTAAGAAAGATTTCTACGCTTCTTGGATTGGTGGACAAATGGGTTACTCTGCATACGATGGCCTACCTGCTGACTTCAGCGAGTATTTGATTGCTTATGTTGCAGGAAAGACCGCAGAGAAATTGGAGAACAACATTTGGCAAGGCGCAGCCGCTACAAGCGGTGAGTTTGATGGCTTTCAAGCATTGTTAGCTGCTGATGGTGATGTTATTGATGTAACAGGTACTTCAGTTACTGCTGCGAATGTCATCACAGAATTAGGGGCCGTAGTTGATGCCATTCCGTCTGCCCTTTACGGCAAGGAGGACCTCACAATTTTTTGCAGCCAAAATATCGCGAAGGCTTATGTCCGCGCGCTCGGTGGTTTCGGTGCAAGTGGCTTGGGTGCTTCAGGTATTGAGAGCAAAGGAACAATGTGGTATGGTGACCAACCTTTATACTTTGATGGTATCCGTGTTGCTATGGTAAATGGTCTTGCTTCAAACAAGATGGTTGCTGCACAATCTTCTAACCTTTATTTCGGTACAGGCTTGTTAGATGACCGCAACGAGGTTAAGGTTCTTGATATGTCTAACCTTGACGGGTCTGACAATGTTCGTGTCATTATGCGTTTCTTCGCAGGTGTTCAGTTCGGTATCGGTGCTGATGTGGTTTACTACGCTTAATCTAATTAACTAATTAACCAAGAGGGGGTGTGGGTGAATGCCCCGCCCCCTTTTTTATTCTTGTAAACAATGGCTTGTGATTTAACAACAGGGCGTACAGTCCCTTGTAAAGATGTAGTAGGTGGCATTAAGACCGTCTACTTCGTCAATTATGGTGATTTAGGTGCTATCACCTACGATGCCGTCAACACCGATGTTATTGACTCTATTGGAGGAACGCCATCAGCATTTGAATATGATGTTAAAGGCAACTCTTCTTTTGAGCAGACGATTAGTTCTTCTCGTGAGAACGGGACAACTTTCTTTGAGCAGACTTTAAACTTGACTTTCACCAAGTTGGATTCCGCTACGAATAAGCAGTTGAAATTGATGGCCTATGGCCGACCTAACGTATTTGTAGAGGACTACAACTCAAACATCTTTGTAATGGGCTTATTGCACGGTGCAGAGGTTACGGGTGGTACTATCGTTACGGGTGGTGCTATGGGTGATTTAAGTGGCTACACGCTTACTTTGACTGCCCAAGAGCAAGTACCTGCAAACTTCTTGGATGGTTCATTAGCGACTGTGGGAGTTACGGTAAGTGCTACACAAATCAACCCTTAATTTTAGAGGGGGGCGTATGCTCCCCTTTTAATTTCTTTTTATTATGACACCTACACAGAAAAGGGTATTTACCCTACTTGCATCTGCTCAAGAGCCAATGAAGGTTGAGTTGTCTTTGGCAACTGATTTAAATTCCTATGTAAGCAGAATTGAAGGAGTTGCTAAATATGCTGATGGTCTTGCGAAGTTCGCTAACCAAGAGATTAGCAAGTACAACGATTCTGCTGATGAGTTGTCTCGTCTTGCCTCTGCTGCAGAATCATCTAATAAAGAATTGAGTAAAATAACACTTGATGCCTTTAGAATGAAAAAAGAAACCGAAAAGAAACTTGCCGACTTGGGGATGGGCGTCAATGACTTTCCCGAACTCGGAAAACTTGAACAAGCGATTAAAGTTGCTGACAAGGTTGCTGATATGCTTCGTAGTGCTTCTTCAATGACTCCCGCGAAGATTGGCTACAAAATCTAATTTTTAGATTCACGACAATCAAGAGGCCACCTTCGGGTGGCTTTCTTTTTGGAATAAACTTTTACTTTGAGGTTATTTAGTTACGATGCACATATTACAAGTATCAGGCTCCCCACAATCCGTTGTGATAATTCCACGCTACTACCCAAATAGCGTGTCATTTCATTTGATTGACGAGTCCACAAATACAACTGCAACACCATCGGTAAGCGTAGCTTCTGCGAATGGTTTTATGACCCTCACGGGGACTTTCACCATTGTAGTTAACCGATATTATGGTGTGCAGGTTTTTTATGGCGATGACCTCATCTATCGTGATAGGGTATTCGTAACTTCACAAACCGATTACGCCAAGTTCACGGTGAACCAAGGTGTCTATACGGAAGAAACATCCTACAACAACGAATTTGTAATTATCTAATGAGCAACATCCGATTTGTAAACCTATCCTCCTACACTACGCCCGTAGTCAAAGAGCAAACGGGTAAGGAATGGGTAGCCTATGGTGAGAATAATCTTTACTTTGATTACCTCATTGAACGCTATAATGGTTCAGCAACCAACAACGCCATCATTAACGGAATGAGTGAACTCATTTACGGAAAGGGATTGGATGCTTCAGACTCAAATCGTAAGCCCAACGAGTACGCCCAAATGAAGTCCTTGTTCACAAAGGATTGTTTGCGTAAGGTAACGGCTGACTACAAGATGATGGGCCAATGCGCCTTTCAGGTCATCTATTCAAAAGACCGCTCTAAAGTCAACGAAGTATACCATATGCCCATTGAGTCCTTACGGGCCGAGAAGTGCAACGAGGAGGGAGATATTGAAGCCTATTACTACGCCAAGAGTTGGGTAGAGGTAGCCAAAAAGAAAGAAATACCCACACGCATTGCAGCCTTTGGTTTTTCTGATGATGGAATTGAGATTCTATATGTCCGACCATATCGGGCGGGGTTCTATTACTACTCACCCGTTGACTATCAAGGTGGACTTCCCTATGCGGAGTTAGAAGAAGAGGTAGCAAACTACCACATCAACAACATCAAGAACGGCCTTGCGCCCTCTATGCTTATCAATATGAATAACGGAGTCCCAACGGAGGAGGAGCGTTATAATATTGAGAACCGCATCATTGAGAAGTTTAGCGGCACAAGCAATTCAGGTAAATTCATCCTTGCCTTTAATGACAACAAGGAGATGGCTGCGGACATTACGCCCGTACAACTATCCGATGCCTCTGACCAATACCAATTCCTTTCTTCTGAATCAATGCAGAAATTGATGGTGGCTCACCGAGTTACTTCACCTATGCTTTTGGGGATTAAGGACAATAGCGGGTTGGGAAACAACGCAGAAGAACTAAAGACGGCTTCTATCCTATTTGAGAACACCGTAATCGCTCCAATGCAAGAGAACATCTTGGATGGTTTGGATAAGATTCTTGCTTACAATGACATCTCTTTGAATTTATACTTCAAAACGCTTCAGCCATTGGAGTTCAGAGATAATGTCGTAGTGGATGCAGAAACCAAAGAAGAGCAAACGGGAGTAAAGCTATCCAAAGAAGAGCCAAACGATGACCACCTTGATAGTATGTTCAACCTCTTGGATGAGGTAGGTGAGGTCATCAACGAAGATGAGTGGGAATTGGTAGAGGAAGCCCCCGTTGATTATGATGCAGAAGAGCAGATGGAGAAGTTCTTTGCCTTTGCTTCTACGGGTACGGCCTTCCCTAACGCTAAATCCAAACAAGATGGTGTAACGCCTTTTGGCCGCCCCTACAAAGTTCGCTATTCCTACTCTCCCAATCAAGCGGGTAGCAACTCAAGAGAGTTCTGCAAAAAAATGATTGGAGCAAAGAAGGTCTACCGCAAGGAAGATATCCTTGAGATGGGAAATAAAGCCGTAAATACAGGGTTTGGTGAGGGAGGCTCATCCACCTACTCTATTTGGTTCTATAAAGGAGGCGCAAGGTGCCACCATTTTTGGATGCGTAAGGTCTTTATGGCTAAAGAAGGTTCTTATGATGTAGATGCCAAAAACCCTAATGCAGAAACAAGCGTAGCCTCCGCACGAAGGGCGGGAGCAAAGGTTCAGACAAACCCAAGAGATGTATCTACCAAGCCAAAGGATATGGATTATAAAGGGTTTACTCCTGAATACGCTAAAGAACACGGAATCCCTAAATAATTAAAGATGGCTACTGCTTTATTCATTAAACGAGAGGACATTGTCCGCAACACGGCACTTGGTGGCAATGTTGACACGGACAAGTTTATTCAGTTCATCAAAATCGCCCAACAGATTCACATCACCAATTACTTGGGGACAAAGTTGTACGATAAGATTTCTGATGACATCCTCGCCAATACCCTTGCGGGTGATTATCTTTCATTGGTTAACGATTACGTTCAACCTATGTTAATTCACTTCGCTATGATGGAGTATTTTCCTTTTGCAGCCTATACCATCGGCAACGGAGGTGTGTACAAGCATAATTCAGAGAACTCCACAAGTGTAGACAAGTTAGAGGTTGACTTCTTAATAGCGAAGGAAAGGAAAATTGCAGAGTATTATGTCCAACGCTTTTTGGACTATATGTCTTTCAATCAAAGTTTATACCCCGAATATAATCAAAATGTCAATGCGGATATATACCCCGACTACGATGTGCAAAGAAACGGATGGGTACTCTAAAAGAACTTATGTTCCGAAGAGGGAAAATATCTTGAAGTTGCAGTTATTTCTAAAGAATGGCAATAGTAAATAATACAATAGATTGGGGGCAAGGTGCTTCAAACAACGATATTGGTTGGGGTCAAGCCGCAGCCAACGCATCTGCTATA